TTTGATGAAGCAATTCCACGCGCAATCGCACGAACTTGGCCTTGCCATCATGCAGCACAAGCAGGCAAAGGAACTTGCCGATCAGCAAGCCCAGAACCAGAGCGCGCAATCCTCGCAAGAAGCAGGCCAGCAGAGCGCACAGTCCGCCCAAGATCACGTTCAAGCTTCCGCACAGCAAGCGCAAGCGGCAGAGCAGCAACCCAGCAGCGAATAATTTTAGGAGCAAATATGCCAACAGACGCAAACATCGTCGCAGAACCGTCGGCTGCGACAGAGAAAGTTCAGTACGACAACTGGGACGAAACCGGGAAACCCATTGTCTCTAAAACTCCCGAAGCGCAGCCAAAGCAGGACTCTGCCCCTGCCTCATCGACTGAGAAAAAGTCGGAATCCGAGCCTTCGGGCAAAACTGCAGCGGAATCGGAAGCCGCACCTAAGCAGGAGAAAAAAGGTAAAGCCACAGCCGAGGAACGAATTGCAGAGCTAGTGGCGGAACGGGAAGCAGAGCGCCGCGAACGCAAAGCCTTAGAAGAGAGACTTCGGAAACTCGAATCGTCGCCGCAGACGACACCTAAGGCTGAGGCCAAAGCTGAAGAACCGCCAAAACGCCCGAATCCGTTCAAGTGGACAGGAACACCTGAAGAATTTGAAGCCGCGCAGGAAAAGTGGGAGCAGCATCAAGCCCAAAAAGCTGTCTCCGACTTCCAGCAAACCCAAGCGAAGCAAGCCGCTGAAAACAAATGGCTGCAGACCGTGAACGATTATCGGCAGAAGTACGCCGATTTTGACAGCAAGGTCGAGCCAGTCAGTAAGACTCTCAGCGAACTGCCGGACTTGGTTAAAGCCTGGTTCCCGCGCTCTGAGAATGCGATGGATGTTCTCTACATGCTGTCTGGCAGCCAAGAACTCATGGACAAACTGGTCGCTGTCGCAAAGTCCGATCCATACGACGCCATCAACAAACTGGCGGAGATGAAGCGAGACGTTGTAGCAGCGATGAAGAAAGAACCCAAGGCCGAACCTGAGCCAAAAACAGAGTCCAAGGAACCTCCTGCAGAACCGAAACCGCGCGCTCCGAAACCGCCTTCAGAAGTCGGGGGCAGAGGTACGGCCCCGGCAGATGAATCGCTTGAGGCAGCGCGTTCCGGCAACTTCCGTGATTTTGAAGCGGCAGAACGCCGGAAACTGCAGGCCCGATACGCCAAAGCGTAGAGCCAGAAAGCACCAGGAGATAAGTGGCTAACTTATTTGTAACCACCAACTGGATTTCAATGAAAATCCTTTGGTTCTTCAAGAACACTTACGAAGTCGGTAAGCAGTTCAATAGTGAGTGGGAATCGGAATTCACTGGCAAGAGCTTCCCCATTGGAAGTTCCCAGCAGATCAAATTCCCACAACAGTGGCTGGTCAACGACGGCCTTGCGTATCAAGAGCAGGGCATCAACCGCATTACCACCACGGTCAACCTCGACAAAATCAAAAACGTCCACTTTGGCCGCGACTCTTACGAGCGCTTGGTCAAGATGGAACGCTCGGAGAAAGAGTTGGAGGAGTCTTACCTCTATCCAGCCGGCCAAGCACTTGCTCAGAAGTTCGATTCGGACGCGGCTGATTGGGCGCGACTGAATTCCCCGAACGTTGTAGGGACTCTTGGTACGGACTCCACCACGGTTGACTTCGCGCTCGCGGCAGAGCAAGTTCTCTTTGCCTACGCTTGCCCGATGGATGCCGAGCGGTATTTGTGCCTCAGCCCGTCTCTAAACCGCTCGTATGTGAAGAACAACGTAACTCAGTTCAATCCGCAGAAGGAAATTTCCGACATGTTCCGCAAAGGAATCATCGGAACGGCTGCCGGATCGACTTGGGTGCGTTCAAACTCGCTGGCCAAGCACACGGCAGGAACGGCTGCAGCTCACGCCGTAACTATCGTGGGCGCGGGGCAGTCCGGTGGATCGATTGTCGTCACCGGCACCGCAGCCGACGTGATCAAGGCGGGAGATAAACTGAACATCGCCGCCGTGAACGCAGTGAATCCCATGACCAGGACTGCAAATGGTTTGGGACTGAAGCAATTCACTTACACTGGGCCAGATTTCACACTGACCGGCGGAAATGACACGATAGGCATCTATCCTGCCATCTACGGCCCGGGAAGCCCTTACCAGAACGTTGATGCGCTGCCGGCTAACTCAGCAGCCTTGACCTTCTGGCCGGGAACCACCACCCCCAGCGGCTTGTCAGGTACGGCGTCTTTGTATCTGACCAAGTACGCCTTTGCGAAAGCCTTCGGGAAGTTTGAAATTCCCGAGGCGGTCGAAAAGTCCGAGCGCGCCGAAGATCCTGACACGGGAGCTTCGATTGCGTTCGTCTCTGCCTGGGATCAGTTCAATCGCAAGATCACCAACCGCTTTGACATGTGCTACGGATTCGGCAATTTGCGCGCCGATTATTCGTCCGTAGTCGTGGCGGGAGCCTAAAAGGAGATTTCGGCCAGAGTGTGACCTAAAAGTCACACTCCCCGAGACAAAAACCATGAAAAACTTCAAATCCATTCTCGTAACTCTTGGTTTGCTCCTGGCAAGCTCGCTTGCTTTTGGGCAGACCTCACTGACAGAAACCACGTTGTCGGGCGCAATTACCAGCTCCGCAACGCTTGTGACCCTCGGCTCGATTACCGGCATCGTCGCCAATCAGACGGTGCTGTTTGTCGAAGATGGCACCGGCGGGGCGCAGAAAAGCGGCGAAGCAATGTTCGTCGTCTCTGTGCCTGCGACCGGAACCACGGTCGGCGTTCAGCGCGGATTTGACCAGACAATTCCGAATGGTCACATCACCGGTGCCCCGATCATTTACGGGCCAGCGAATGCGTTTAACGAACTGGAACCATCGGGAGCTTGCACACCAACGAACCAGCTCTATACCCCGTACATCAATCTGAAAACGGGGAACCAGTGGCTGTGTTCTTCGGTGACAAACTCTTGGGTGCCGGGGTTCTTTAACGTCGATTCTCCGCTAGGAGTGACGGCGGCAGTGGCGTCTGTAGCTGGGGCAACGAACCCAAGCGGGCCGCTGTTTCACGTCACCGGAACCAATCCCATTACCGCGTGGGGATCGTCCACCACGGTAGGGATGGTAGGCGGAGCCGGGTCAAAGACAGATGTCGTTGGGACACCGTTTTGCGTGATTCCTGACGCCATCTTCACTACTACGGCGACCAATAACATCGCATTGGCCTCAACCGCAGTGGTGAATAAGCTGCTTTGCTACACCTTCGACCAGACCAACAAGAAGTATGTTCCGAGTTACTAACTAACACTCTGCGCTCTGAAATATGGGGCGCAGAGATTTTTCCCGAAAGGAACTTTATGCTGCCGCGCGCAATTGATGAAAACAAGATGAACCCGACTTCAGGGGAAGTGATCCTGTCGCTCGACATGGCCAAGCCGCCGACGAAAGAAATCCCCATCGCGGAATTCCCCCGCGTGGTCTACAAGCACCCGAAAGAGCCGTATGTCCTAGTCGAGCACCGCAATAACATGCACGCCGTCGTGCATACCGAGATGGTGCCCGCCGAACACAAGACCCGGCTGGTGCAGAACAAGTCAGAACTTGCAGAAGCCATGAAAGACGGCTGGGTAAAAGAGCCTTACATCCCAAAAGCCGCGCCTGAGCCGACCGCAGACCTCTACTAAATGGCTTTCTGGGTTGGATTCATCTGTGGAGTAACGGCGGTTGTTACTACCCTAGTTGTCCTGGTCCTGCTCAATCTAATCTAATGCGAAAACTCCTGTGCTTTCTTGTGCTGGCGTGTGCCTTCGGACATGCCCAGCAGAACACTCCGGTCGATAGCTTCGTTCCGACGGTGCTGCGTTACCACGGAGCGCCGCCGCTCAGTATCCCGTGCCTGCGCTATCAGGTGGCATTGGATGATACGGCCCTGAATATCTATACCTGCAGTCAAGCTGGGGTGTGGCAACCCTATTCAGGCGGATCGGGTGGAGTGGCAACAGTGTTTGGGCGTTCGGGTGCCGTAGTCGCCCAGACTAACGATTACAGTTTCGCCCAGCTTTCAGGGATTCCGACGACCCTCTCAGGTTACGGGATCACCAATGCCGTGCCGAATACGACGACGGTCAACGGCCATGCACTAAGCGGCAACATCTCGCTAACTTCCTCAGATATTGACGCGATGTTTACCGGCGCAGGTAAGTGCTACTTATTCAAAGGCACGACACCGGGATCGAATGACGGTTGCGACAACCCGTCTGGGGCGGGAACGGTCACAAGCTTCAGTTCCGGCAATCTTTCGCCGCTTTTTACTGCTTCGGTAGCCACCGCGACCAGTACCCCGGCATTGTCGTTCACGTTGTCAACCGCTGCCGCGAATACTGTGTTCGGAAACTTCACTGGTGGAGTGGCTGCTCCGACATTCACCGCAGCTCCGACGTTCAGCGCAGCCAATCTGACGAATTTCCCGACGTTCAATCAAAATACAACAGGTAGCGCAGCGAGTTTTACGGGATCGCTGGCGGGAGATGTCACAGGTACGCAAGGCGCGACCACGGTAGGGAAAATCAATGGCACGTCACTAGCTGGACTCGCGACCGGAATCTTAAAGAATACGACAACCACCGGAGTCCCAAGCATTGCTGTAGCGGGTGATTTTCCGACGCTGAACCAAAATACAAGCGGTACGGCGGCGAATCTGTCTGGTACTCCAGCTCTGCCAAACGGCACCACGGCCACGACTCAGACCGTGGGTGACAATACAACCAAGATCGCCACGGATGCCTTCGTCTTGGCGAACTCCTCCGGCAGCCTTCCATCCGGGCCGACTTCACCAAATGGTGTTCCGTCACTTCTGATTTCTACTCCTTCGGGCGGCGTGGCAGGATCGGCAGCCTGGAGCCTGATGGGTGTTCCGGTCAATAACAACAGCGAGACCACCTGCGCCACTCAAACCCTGAATGTTCTCGACAGGAACACGGTCATTTTCTGCTCTGGCGGATCGACCTCAACCTTCACCTTTCCGGTACATACGACTTCAGGATTTGGTTCCAATTTCCCGATGATGATTACCAATAACAATTCGGGAAATATGACTCTTACTCCAACAACCGACACCATAGATCGTGGCACTCTGCTACCTAGCTGGTCGGATTTTCTTTACAACAATGCCTCTGGAAACTGGCAAAGCACTCAATTCCCAACCTTCGCGGCCTTTGGGTCAACCTGCGGCGATTCAAGCCACGCGCTGAATTGGTCTACAACTACGGGCTTTGGTTGCCAATCAATCACTGGAGGCGGCACGGGCCTTTCCGGCATGACCGCTGGGCAAATCCCTATTGCAGCCACAGCGACTACGGTTACCTCATCCGTCGCCGCCCCGACAGGTGCGATTGTAGGCACAACCGACACTCAGACGCTTACGAATAAGACGTTGACTTCGCCAACACTTACAACCCCAGCATTAGGTACTCCGGCGTCTGGGGTGTTGACGAACGCGACTGGATTACCTGTTAGCGGCATCAGCGCAACCGGGACACCATCGAGTACGACATTCCTTCGCGGTGATGGTACATGGAACACCCCGGCAGGCGGGGGGAACGTATCGAATACGGGGACTCCGACCAGC